ACCCGCTGCCGTGTATTCCAACTCACCTACAACAAAGCCAAGCCCATCCGGTGTCCACCCCATTTGATTGCGGGTTCTGTTTGCAGCGTACTGCGACTGCAGTTTGCGTAGTGTCGAAGCAAAATAAGCCATGATTGCATCCAAGTGTTTTCCGTAAGCGACCACACCGTTTTTAATCAGTAGGTCACGCATCTTATCTTTAGTGAACAGTGTTGTCACTGGGGCGTAGAACCTGCGGATACCGTCTTGCTTCATGTGCAAGTTCAGCCCCACCATCTCGCCTTCACCATTGCCATACTGGTCAGAGTCAAAGAACCTTTCTGTCAGGTATAGGTCGTATGGGTAAATTTCAACATCCTTTTCCTCACCATCAGGGGTACGTTCTTTCTTGTATACACCACCGTTAGCCCCACGGAAGTATGGGAACGGATATGCCGGTATCGACATGGTGAGTGCAGGTGCCGTCTCGTCCTTGGGCGTCTCAATGATGTACTGGTCATCCTCAACCACTGCCTGCTCTACAAACTTACCCAACAGAAGAGGTGTAGAAATCTTCTGTGGGCAACCCTCGCACAGTGATGGGTTGTTGTCCCGATACCACTCGCAGGTGTACGGGCCTTTGGTCTCAGCAGCTTTAGCTTCAGTCGCCTCTGCCGAGTACTCGGGATGCCGTTTGGACATGGTATGGATAGCCGTGGGGCCATCTTCACAACGCACAGCGATAGACAGCGCAGCCCTCCACAACGGCTCTTCCAGTGTAGGTGCTTGCTCAATGGCATGCTTCATCTGCGCACAACCGTTACCGTTAATGCTACGGATAGCTATGCGCTTAAACGAACACTTAGGGTAGTCGCCAGTGCCACCAATATCCTTAGACGTATCGTCCATGCCAAACTGTTTGGCAGCACTCAAGTCCATTGCAGGGGCGGGTAACGGCTCAATAAACTCAGCAAGGGATACGGGCGTACCCATTGCAATAATCTGTACGGGTCTCGAGGTTTCGTTCTTAAAGTTATGGGTGCCGGGTATGCGCAAGATACGTGCAGCATCTGCAGTTACGGCAGGGTCAGCAAATAGTTTCTTCTGAGCGCACAAACGCTTCAGTGATTTTGCGTGTCGTATCCACTCGGATACGGGCACGTCTTCGGTCAAGGGCCAATAGACATGTAGCCCACCACCTGAGTTAACAAGCGTTGGACTTGGGAGCTTCGTGTCAGCAACAAATATGGATAGGGCTTGGGCAGCAGCAGCTTGGTCAGCGTATGGCTTACCTGTACCGCAATCTAGGTCTAGAAAGAACGACCGCAGAAAGATGGCATTGTCCACCTTGCGACCTGAGTCATCTTCAAATGTGGCAAGCGCAAAATACGCATCCACGCCTTGAGAATCCATACCTGAGCCGACTGCCTCCACGTCTTCAATCGTCGCTTGGAACGACTGCTTGACGGCGTTTGACCGAATACCCACAGTGCAATACAAGCCCTGCGTAGGTAATACGGAGTTGAGAAAGTCAGTCACAGAACCTCACTGGGTTGAGGGGAAAAAATAGGGGTGACAGTGCTACCTGCCACCCCACGAGGGTTACTTACGTTTTGAAAGACGTGCAATAACTTTAGGCATTGCTGCCTGATGACGAGCGCGTGGCACCGATCTACCAGTCAGCCAGTTGTACACACTCGCACGAGTCACGCCAAACATCAGCGCTATCTCGGTAATCGGTGTACCTTTGTTGATGCAAACGTCAGCCAACTGCATAACAATCGGCCTCTGGTCTGCATCTTCAACTTTCTGAATGAAGAGGGTGTCATGCCCCCGTGGTCTATTACGCATCTTCGTCAGTAGCCCAGTCACTCAAGATGTCAGATACGTTCTTTGCTGCTGCAGGCGTCTCAGGCTTTGCTTTAGCAGGGGCACGTTTCACTGGCTCAGCCACGGCTTCCGCTTTCTCGACGGCAGCAGGGGCTTCCTTGAACGACTGTGGTAACGCAGGCATGCCTTCGGCTTTAGATGGAACCATCTTCAACTCGATAGCTTGACGAGCGTCTTCTGTCAGGCTCTGTGCTTTACCCAGTTCCCACTCTTCTTTCGACAAGGGGCGTACAGCACGGAACTTCAACACGGGCACTGCTTCGGCAGTGTCGAAGCGAGCTTCGGTCACAATGCCTGTAATCGGAATACCGTGTCCTGACAAGAACTTACCAAACGCTTGCAGTGGCATCTTCTCACCTTCAGCACGACCGAAGTATGACTTGGCGGGGACTGACAAGCGGTAGATGTTGCCACCAATGTCGTTCTCTAAAGCTACAGCCAAGCGCTTACTGTAACGGCAGGCACGAGCCTTACCATCGCCAGAGCCTTCGATGTTCTGTGGGCAGGTAGCGCAGGTCTTAGCCTGTGGGTTAGTCACTTCTTCGTTGGGCACTACGCCTTCAGCAGACCAGCAGGCAGGTTTAATGTCCTTGCCTTCTTCGTATTTGTCTGCATAGAACGTACGTGTCACACCCTTGCCGGATGCAATCACCACGAAGTTCATGGCGCGTTCTTCGTTCTTGGCGACTTCTTCACCGCCTACGACCATACGCCACACACCGCCCTTGATAGAGATTTGCTTACCGCCAGAGCTACCTGCAATGTCACGGGTAGTAGCGTCAGAAGCCTCACGTAAATAGTCAGGGATAACGGAACCGGATTTAAAAAGTGTCATGTTACTCATTTTGATTTCCTATTGGGAAGTTACTTGGATGAACGGCGAACCGTGATCGAGTATTTCGACTCGATATTCACACCTGCAGGCATGCTGTCCGGATTCTCTTTGACGAACTGTGCGAAGTTACCTTGCGCAATCCGACGTTCGAGTAAGTCAGGTGCATCATGCTCACGGATGAATTTGTACATACTGTCCCAGTCACTGGTCCAGTAGCGTGTTTTGACGGCTCGTGTGAACGAACCGAATTGTGTTTTGCCACCGTCTTGTCCAGTGGTCTTGCAGATTTCTAGAAGCTCTTGCTCGACTGCCTCAAGCTGAACATCAAGGTCAGCAATCTCGGCTTCCATCTGTTTCTTTTTTATTTCTTTGGCGTCACGTATCTTGATATACACATTGACTAACTGACTTGCATCCATAGGATTCCTTTGATTTACGTTGAACATTGGGTGAGGGTACTAACCGCTCGTCCGATTGATGCGATCTTAAAAAAGTCTCGACTTAACAATCAGTAGCAGCTTTCCCCCCGTTTTTTAGAAATTATACACTGTAAAATTTACGTGTCAAGCTCTTGTTTGTATAAATCTACCAAACTTTGATGTAAATCTATTTTATTTTGCAGCATGGTGTACATGCGTCGCTCGACCGGACTGCCTTGCAGGTGTGTGACTGTAACTTTGTTTGTCTGCCCTGCTCGGTGCGCTCGTGAGTTAGCTTGCAAATAGATTTCTGTGGACGCTACTGGACCCCACCACACAACTTGGTCGGCACGAGTCAGCGTGATACCGTGTGCAGTTGCCTGCGGTACTAAGAGGAGTATGCGTGGGTCATCTTCTGTTTGGAATTCTTTAATTATGTCTGCTCGTCGTGTTGACGCAACACCGCCATGAATTGTCTGCACTGTGTAACCTTCTTTGAGCAGAGTATTCTCAACCATTTGAAGCGTGTGTCGATATGGGATAAACACCAATATCTTATGGTCGGTCTGCTCGATCACGTTTAACAACTCACTCATGCGGTTGGTTACATCAAACTCAACAACGCCACCATCATCGGTATATACCGCCCCTTGCGCAACTTGCAAAAGTTTGTTAAGCATTGCTGCCGCATTCACCGCTGTAATTTCTGAGCCTGCTGCGATGGTCATCATTTGTTTTTTGAGCGCGTCATAGTACTTGGTCTGCTGAGCAGTCAAGGGAACCTCACGAGTCGAGTACAACAAGTCAGGCAAGTCCAAGCACTCAAGCTTTGTGTATCTAATGGCGGGTTGCAATACTTGGTGAACGATCTGTTGTGCGTCTTGTCTCGGCACCCACTTGTACTGCGTAA